AGAACCTTTACTTAAATCAAATCCACAACAATTTTCTCATCGCTTGCATTGGGATGAAATGCCATATGTCGAGGAAATGAAAGATGAAAAAGATGTGGAAAAGCTTTTACATCATACTATAGTTTGGTCATTTAGTAACGAGCATTGGTTAACATTTAGAACACTACGAGATCATGGTATTGAGGCCATGAAAAATAGATTTGTTACTGAGCGCCATGCACGATCAGACTTATTTCAAATCTATTATCCTAAAGGTACTAAGGTAAAAGAATGGTTGTGTGAAACACCGCAACAAATTGCTAAAGATTGTTATCCTCTTCTGCAATCAAATCGTCCATTAAAAATGATGGAGTTAGCATCTAAACTTGAGAAACACACGAAAGAAAAATATGGATTTAGAAATGTTATGTACCCTTATAAGAACTTGTCTCGTCACATCGCCATGGCAAGACCAGATCTCGTCGATCCAGAATCGTGGGTTACACCAGGAACATTATCGTTCTATGGATTATGGCAAATATTTGGTGGAAAAAACTTATTTGGCAAAACAAAATTTGAATTAGATGAAAATGGTAATTACGAACCTATTAATGACCAAGCAAAATGGTTAGTAGAACAATTTAATACCTTAGCTGCACATAAAGATAATCCTATGGAACGGCAATATAATATTAATATTGAAGATAAAGCGTGTATGTGGTGTAAACATTTATTTATTAAACATGGAGTCAAATCTACTACAAAGAAAATTCCATACGAATGGATTTATCCACGTAATTTTTCTCTAAAAAAAGGTTTACATTCCTAGCATAATTTGGTATAATATACCCATGTCACACGATAAACACGTAATCGATAATATTAATAAAGATGTTCAGGCTTTGCTTTTAGATGGTGTTACATCGCGTCAAGAAGCAAAAGAATATTATCTCAATTTAGCAGGTGGTTGGATAGATCCTAACCCTGCTCCAATAGTGGAGACATATGATGGTGTACGAGTTGTACGAGATGATCTCATTACTGGATCAAAGGTTCGCGGTGGTGATTGTCTTATATCTGGTCTTAATCACTCCACTCTTGTTTATGTTCAGCCTCGCACTGGTTTGGCAGGGGTTTCGCTTTTGGATGTGGCCAAACGAAGAGGAAAACGTGTTAAACTTTTTATGCCCTCCTCAAAAAGAATCTCTCATCATCAAGCTTGTTGTATTGAACGGGGTGCTGACTACGAGTTTCATCGTGTTGCTGCCATGCCTAATCTTAATAGGATAGCAGAAAAATGGGCAAGAGACAAAGAAGATGCATTTTTTATCCCGTTAGGTTTAAAGCACGAACGCGTTACGGCAGGCATCGTAAAGGTAGCTGCAACAATACCAGAACCAGAAGAAGTATGGACCGTAGTATCTACAGGCGTACTTCATCGAGCACTGCAAATTGCTTGGCCAAATGCTAAGTTTCATGCTGTTGCTGTCGCTCGTAATATGAAAGAAGGTGAAGTTGGACATAGCAATATTATATCTGCACCTGAACCATTTACTAAAGAAATTAAAGAAGGCTTGCCACCCTTCCCAAGCATAAACACATATGATGGAAAAGCATGGCGTTATATCCCTAAAAATACTGATAGGGACATCTTATTTTGGAATGTAGGTACTGAACCAGTACTAAACGATGATACTATATACGATAGAGTTGATTCATATAGAAAGTGGACTAAAGATGAAAAAAATACTACTCACGGGTCTGGGACCAATCTCGAACAAAATACATTCGCATAAAGCTGCACAAGCAATAATTTATGCAGATCAACTTAGCGAATCTGGTTTGGATGTAACGGTTAATTTAGTTAGTAATAAAATTACTGATTATACACCGTATGAAGAAATTTATTTCTATCATGGATCTGATTGGAGTGGCAATTTAAATTTATTTGGTGGTATCGAAGCATATGCAAATACTCAATTTGTTTCTGCTCTATCGCATTTCAATGGCAAAATTAAATCTATCATTGTCGACTTTCCTGATTATGCTTCTATGTTCCTTGATAGATTACAGAAAAAAGATATGCAATGGAATAATGTGCACTGGGAAAATCTAAGAAAACTACAAGGTGAAGCCGAAACAATAGATCCTAATACGATTAAGAGATATAGAAATATTGCATTCGGCGATAGTCATGCGATATGTATGTACCGTCCTGGATGGGAGAATGTATCTGTGCCATTTTCTACACTTCATGGATCTATTAATAGAGGATTTGAAGAGTTTATTCCTGAAAACGGAGAGTATGATAATATAGAAACATATTTTGGTAATATTGATATACGTCATCATTTATGTAGATTTGATAATCCAGTCGAAGAAGCCAAAAAATTAGCTGATAGATATGGAAAAGAAGTTGATCGTATACGAGCATTACACAAAGCAAATGTTATAGCATGGGAACCACTACCTATTGAAGATGAAGCGCGCAAAATTCCAAAAACTGGATGGTATAAAGGTACACCATTTTTTGGAAGATGGCAACAACGTGATGAGGTTCGTAATGCGTTTACTGAAAGATTAAAGTCTCATACACAAGTTTATGAGTGGACTCAACCATTATTAAATCCTATTGGTCAATTAAGTTACGAAGCAATGGAAAAACCTCAGTCAGTTCATCTTTCTCGTGAATCATATCCTCATTGGCAAGGAAAAAAATGGACAGAGAAAGAAGAATACGGAGCCTCGCTTGAAGCATTCTTCGCATAATATATGTGTATTACCATGGGTGCATGTTAATTTAAATCCAAACGGCGAAGTTGTTCCATGTTGTATAGCTACTGATAACTATGTAATTGGTGATTTAAATAACCAATCAATAGAGGATATATGGAATAGTCCTCGTATGGTTAATTTACGCCAACAGTTTTTAGATGGTAAAAAGCCTAAGATCTGTACACGTTGTTTTTCAAAAGAAGAAACTGGTGTAAGTAGTAATCGTCAACATAGTAATGAAAAATTTGCTAAAGAGTTAGCAGAGATCAAATCACCGGTTGCAGATTTAAATTTATTACATTGGGATTTTAGATTCAGTAATTTATGTAATTTTAAATGCCGAAGTTGTGGGCCAGAATTTAGTTCATCTTGGATACCAGATTCAAAAAAACTTGGTAGACCATATGACGATAAGGTTCTTAAGAATAAAGAATCAAATATTTATAATTTAATTGATAAAAATATTTTTAAGGTAAAAAGGATATATTTTGCAGGCGGAGAGCCGCTTTTAATGGACGAACATTGGTATATACTAAGTGAGCTTGATAGATTAGGCAGACACGATGTTGTATTAGAATACAATACCAATATGTCTACTTTAAAAAGAGGTAATAAGCATGTTTTTGATTATTGGAAAAAATTTGATGTGCGCTTATGGCCAAGTATTGATGAGATACATGAAAGAGCAGAAGTTATTCGCTCAGGTACTCAGTGGAATAAAGTTGAAGAAAATCTAAAAGAAGTTATTGCAACAGGCATTGAGCCTTCACCTTCTATAACAGTTAGTGTTATGAATGTACACCGCTTGCGTAATATTATAGATCATTTAGTTAATATAGGAATACGAATTGATAAAATAGGATTCAACATGTTGCATTCACCTGCGCATTATAATATTAGTGTTATGAATAATGTTGCTAAACAAAAAACTTTATCTGATATAATGAATATGATTTTGGATTATAGATTACAATATAATTTTAATATGAAAGAAAAACTACAACAAGTTATTGCGCAATTGAAAACTCCGCAAGATTGTTATGGTTCTATGAAATTAGAAATTATCTCGCACAAAATCGATATCATTCGAAAAGAAAATTTGTTTAATTCAATCCCAGAGTTAAAATCTAATGTACAAATAGATGAGAATATGGTATAATTAGCCAGTTAAAAGGAGTTTTATATGAGTATTATGGACAAACTAAAGAAGAACAGCAAGGTAAAAGAATCAGAAATCCTTGCAGATTCAAAGTTCTTCAACGAAAAAGATATGGTACCAACAGCTGTACCTATGCTTAACGTTGCATTATCTGGTTCTATCGATGGAGGTTTGGCACCTGGCCTTACAGTACTTGCAGGTCCATCAAAACATTTTAAAACATCATTCGCCCTTATTATGGCTGCAGCATATATGAAAAAATATCCAGATTCTGTTATGTTATTTTATGATTCTGAGTTTGGTTCACCACAAGCATATTTCAAACAATATAATATTGACACTTCTCGCGTATTGCATACACCTATTGCTAATGTAGAAGAACTTAAGTTTGATATTATTGCACAACTTGAAGAACTCGATCGTAATGACAAAGTTATTATTGTTATTGATTCAGTAGGTAACTTGGCATCAAAGAAAGAATTAGATGATGCTATTAGTGAAAAGTCTGTAGCAGATATGTCTCGTGCTAAGTCACTTAAAGGTTTATTTCGTATGACTACACCGTATCTAAATATGAAAGATATACCACTCATAGCGGTAAATCATACATATATGGAGATTGGTTTATTTCCAAAAGCTGTAGTTTCTGGTGGTACAGGTATATATTACTCAGCAGATAATATTTGGATTATTGGTCGTCAACAAGATAAAGTAGGTACTGAAATCAAAGGTTATCATTTTGTCGTTAACGTGGAGAAATCAAGGTATGTTAAAGAAAAGTCTAAAATTCCTATTTCTGTTAGTTGGGACGGTGGTGTGCAGTCCTATAGTGGTCTTTTGGATGTTGCTATGTCTGGCAATTATGTTGCTAAGCCCTCTAATGGTTGGTATTGTAGGGTCGATCGTACTACTGGAGAATTATTGGATCCAAAAGTTCGAGAAAAAGACACCCTCTCAGAAGAATTTTGGTTACCGATATTAGAAGAAACTGATTTTAAAGATTATGTTAGAGAAAAATTTATGATTGGCGGTAAAGAAGATAATGATCTCGACATACAAGAAGCATAAAGAAAACGAAACTTATCAACTAGTTCCTGGTCCTGAGTATGCGCAAAATTGGCATATTAGAATCTTAGAAGGTAACTTTGTCGAAACAGTTATTGAAGTTGGTACAATTAGTTTTAATGAAGTTGATGAAGGAGTCTTAACTTATAATTTTCAGATAGTTGAAACTCCTGATAATACTTTAACAATTAATAATCCAGATCTTCAATTGGTTGTTGGTGAAATCTTAGAAGAAATTATCCATGCATCAATTGAAAATAATGATGGCAGTATTCAAGTGCGAGAGAAGAAATGAAAATTTTAATTTTTGGTTTACCTGGCTCAGGAAAAACTACACTAGCAGAACCACTCGCTAATTTATTGGGTGCAGTATGGATTAATGCTGATAAAATTCGTTCTTATTACGAAGGACCAGATATGAATAAATGGGACTTTAGTCCTGAAGGAAGAATGAGACAAGCATTAAGAATGCGGCATTTAGCAGATGGTGTTGTAATGGCAGGTAAAATTGCTGTTACAGATTTTGTTTGTCCAACAGAAGCAGCAAGAAAACAATTCGATCCAGATTTTACAGTTTGGATGGACACTATTAAAGAAGGTAGATACGATGACACAAATAAAATGTTTGAAGATCCACCAACATGTGACTATCATGTAGCCAAATGGTTTGATGATACTCATTCACAATTATTACCACTTATTAAGAAATATATGGAGAGATAAAATGGAAGCAGCAATTATATTAGGATTATTAGGTTATGGTATGCATCAATATATGGATCATAATGATAAGCCAACTACAGAATATGTTTATTCTACTCAAACGACAGAAGATGTTGAAAGCTGGGCCAAAATTAATAATCAAATTAAAACAATTGCTCAAGTTGATTGGTCGAAAGCTGGCAATTCAAAGGTTGGTGATTCTCCTGAAACAGGTGTTCAGTGGGTATTCATTACAGGTGGAGAATAATGCAGTTTAATCCATTAAATCCTACAGTCCAAATGCTTGGTCGTTGGCAACCTTGGCACTCTGCTCATACAGAGCTATTTAAAAAATGCCATTCTATGACAGGTCAAGTTGCAATTATGATTAGACAGGTACCTGAAAAGAGAGAAGCAAACTCTCGGGTGCCAGGTCAAGATGATAATCCATTTGATATTGAAACTGTAAAAGAAAAAATTATTGCAGAATTATTCATGCATGGGTTTACAATTGATGAAGATTATGTTATAATGGTTGTACCAAACATCGTTGACATTGGATATGGTCGTGGTGTAGGTTACACATTTACCGAGCATGATCTTGGTGCTGATATGCACAGTATTTCGGCCACTGAGATTCGAGCGCAGATGAGAGAAGACGGAAAACTTGCAGACAAATCTTGAACAGACAATCCTACGTAATCTATTAACAGATGAGCAATATATGCGTAAAGTATTGCCATTCATAAAACCAGATTACTTTGAAGGTGTCTATCGTATATTATTTAAAGAAGCAGGTAAGTTTGTTGCTAAATATAATAAACTGCCAACATCTGAATCTTTTAAAATTGAATTAGATCAGACAGATCGATTGACTGGTGAACAATATACCATTGCTGTTGATATTCTACCTAATTTATTTTCAAAAGAAAAGATTGATGATCAATGGTTACTTGATACCACAGAAAAATGGTGTCAAGATAGAGCAATATATAATGCAGTAATGGAATCAATTACTATTATTGATGGTAAACATGAGTCCCTTACGAAGGGTGCTTTACCAGATTTATTAAGTAAAGCTCTTGGAGTTGCATTTGATACAAATGTCGGTCACGATTATGTAGAGAATGCTGAAGATCGCTTTGATTTTTACCACAAAGAAGAAGATAGGATTCCATTTGATCTCGAATATTTCAATAAAATTACAAAAGGTGGTGTACCGAGTAAAACACTTAACATTGCTCTCGCAGGTACTGGCGTTGGCAAGTCTCTATTCATGTGTCATGTTGCTAGTGGTGCTCTTGTAGAAGGTCGTAATGTTCTATACATTACAATGGAAATGGCTGAAGAACGTATCGCTGAACGTATTGATGCTAATCTATTGAATACGCCTATTGATCAGTTACCCAATCTATCGAATGAAATGTTCATTACAAAGGTTCAAGATTTAGCCCGTAAAACAGCAGGTAAATTAATTGTTAAAGAATACCCAACTGGCTCTGCACATTCTGGACATTTTCGTGCATTGTTAAATGAACTAAAACTTAAAAAACAATTTACACCTGATATTATTTTTATTGACTACTTGAACATATGTGCATCATCTCGTATGAAGGCAATGGGAGGATCGATTAATTCATACACTTACATTAAAGCAATTGCTGAAGAGTTACGTGGTCTTGCGGTCGAGTTCGACGTACCGATCTTCTCTGCAACGCAAACGACTCGTAGTGGTTATGGTAACTCGGATGTTGGGCTTGAAGATACGTCCGAGTCTTTTGGATTACCCGCTACAGCAGATCTGATGTTTGCCCTTATTTCTACAGAAGAATTAGAAAAACAAGGTCAAATGATGGTTAAACAATTGAAGAATCGATATAATGATCCTACATCATATAAAAGATTTGTGATAGGCGTAGATCGATCAAAGATGAGATTATTTGATGTTGATGAAAATGAACAAACATTGACAGATGATACACCAGTTTTTGATAAGACAGAAGCTCATGAAAATATGTCAAAGTTTAAGGACTTTAAATTATGATAGGACTTGGCTTCACCGGTGGTATGGATAGTACAATGTTGCTATACGAATTACTGAATGAAACCAAAGAACATATTGTTTGTATAACTAATGATATTAGATCACGTAATACCGTAGCTCATAAAAATGCAGCTAAAGTACTTACTAAATTCAAATCAGATCGTATAACACATTACACTGATAGCACTTATGGAGTAAATCATATTCAAACATATATTCGTGCTATTGATAAGTTTAAACTAACTGATTTTTATGCTGGCACAAGTAAGATAGCAGAACATATACTTAATGATACACGTCATACAATGATGAATGGAAATGATCGCATAGACTTTCGTAATCAAATAATAGGCGATGTCAAAATACATCAACCATATTTTAATTTATATAGGACAGATATTATAAAAAAATACATTAAATATGATATTATAGATATTATGCATATGACAAATTCATGTGATAAATTAATTGAAATACCGTGCGGTGAATGTCAAGCTTGTAAAGATAGGGAATGGGCTTTAAATGGATAAAATGTTAGGTGGTACTGGAAGAGAAAAGTTTCCAGACTATGAACAATCAAGGCGAAGTGTTGTCGATAAATTAATTAAAGAAAACAATCTTACGTTTGGCGCAGAGCTTGGTGTGCAATCAGGTTATTTATTTTTCCATCTTTTAGATACACATCCAAATTTAACTCTTTTTGGTGTAGATTCTTGGATGGGTGTCAATAGAGATGCATATGCTAAAATGAAAAAAGAAGTAAATGAAAAAGTGCGTAATTATAAAAATGGTATGATTATGAATATGACTACAATTGAAGCCGCAGAAAAAACTCCTGATGCAACATTAGATTTTGTTTTTATCGATGCAGATCATTCATATCCATCTTGTAAAATTGATATGGAAAAATGGTTGCCAAAAGTAAAAGTTGGTGGTTATATTATTGGCCATGATTGTGAAGTGCCATCAGTAAAAAAAGCTATTCAAGAAGTATTTGGAGAAAATTATCAGAAGGATGTTGATCAAGTATGGTACGTACAGAAAATAATGACACAATAGAATTAAGCACATATTGGGGTGATAATGAATTTAGTCACCGTAAAGCACACGTAATGAAAAATTCACACGGCTATTATGTAGATATGTGGGAACATGAACAACTTGTTGAATCGCGATCTTTATACAAGCATAGTGAAAGATACGCTGAAGACTGTGCAGAAAATTATGTAATGGGAATACCTAAATGACAGTTAGATTAATTAGCTATAGTAAACCACCGGAGGACCTCTATGTTGGTAACGACGTACAAGAACTTATCGCGTATACAGCCCGTGTCTCGAATCCCTCGAACCAAGATAACACCGAAACCTCGGAAAAATTATTACGATATCTCATTAGAGAAAAACACTGGTCGCCATTTGAAATGGTTAGCGCTTGCTTAGAAGTTACTACAACTCGAGATATAGCAAGGCAACTACTAAGGCATAGATCATTTTCTTTTCAAGAATTTAGCCAAAGGTATGCCGATCCTACACAAGATTTAAAATTTAAATTAAGAGATGCACGTTTACAAGATACAAAGAATAGACAAAATAGTTTAGAATTAAGTGACATGATGGATAGTGATCAAAGAGTTAACTTACAACTTGATTGGTTGCAAAATCAAGCGGAGGTAGTAAATGCAGCAAAAAAATCATATCAATGGGCAATCGATCATGGTATTGCTAAAGAACAAGCTCGTTCAGTTTTACCGGAAGGTATTATGGAATCCCGCTTGTACGTCAACGGGACCATTAGGTCATGGATCCATTATATCGGATTACGTTCAGGTCATGGCACACAGAAAGAACACATCGAATTAGCATTAGAATGTGCTAAAGCATTGGAACCTATTTTTCCAATGATAAAAGAATTTTGTAACTAACCGAAACAGAAGGGAGAAGAACATATGTTTCGAAAATTACTAGTAGCGGGTGCAATGTTGCTTTCCGCTTTAACTATGGCTCACGCAGAACCAGTTAAAGTTGGATTTGTATATGTAGGCCCAATCGGCGATCATGGATGGACATACCGTCATGACATTGGTCGTCAACAAGTAGAAGAAGCTTTCGGCGATAAAGTAAAAACAACTTACGTCGAGAGTGTAAAGTATGGTCCAGATGCTGAGCGTACAATTCGTATGCTAGCAAAAACAAATGATATTGTATTTGCAACATCATTTGGCTATATGGAACCCATGTTAAAGGTTGCTAAGGAATTTCCGAACGTGTACTTCGAACATGCTACAGGATATAAACAAGCAGATAACATGAGCTCATACGGATTGCGACTATACCAAGCACGACATGTTCAAGGTATTATTGCAGGTATGATGACTAAGACTAATAAGATTTGTTATGTTGCTGCATATCCTATCCCAGAAGTTATTCGTGAGATTAACACATACTATCTTGGTGCAAAGAAAATGAATCCAAATGTCGATATCGATATCGTATGGGCAAATACTTGGTATAATCCTAGCAAAGAAGCAGATGCAGCTAATGTTATGATGGCTGAAGGCTGTGATATGGTAGCACAACATACTGATTCTCCCGCACCACTCCAAGCTGCGCAAAAACTGGGTAAGTTAGGTTTCGGTCAAGCAAGTGATCAATTTAACTTTGCACCTAAAGCTCAGCTTACAGCAACTATCGATAATTGGGGACCTTATTACATTAAGAAGGTTGGTCAAGTTATTGCTGGTAACTGGCAAAAAGAAAACTACTTTGGACATATGAATGAAGGTGCAGTACAAATGGCACCATTCACGAATATGCCTGATAATGTAAAGGAAAAAGCACAACATATTAAAGATATGATTTCTCATGGTCATTACTTTGCATTTACAGGACCAATCAGAGACAACACCGGTAAGCTTCAATTAAAAGACGGTGAAGTTGCAGACGATGCGCATCTAAATAGTATGATGTACTATGTAGAAGGCATTGATGCCGTGGTACCAAAATAATGATTCCAGTTATTGATTTCACATGTGAATCAGTATTGGAAGAGATACGCGAGGCCTATACTACTGTAGGCTTCGCAGTATTTACTAATACACTCACAGCCAAAGATCAGCATATAATGCATCGTTGGTTTGAGGATATGAAAGGTTTCTTTGAATTAGATATAGAAACTAAAAAACAATATTCATATCAAGCAGAAAATAATTTAGGTTATAGTATAATGGGTGCAGAGAATGTAGATCCAACTGCGCCTAAGGATATGAAAGAAAGTTTTAATTATAACAACACTCGAATGCCAGATGAACTTTGGCCTCGAGAAGTAGAAGGTTTCAAAGAGAATGGCTTAGAAACTATTCGAATTGCAGATGATTTAACACTTAGAATTTTAGAAAAGTTTGATACTATTCTTGATACTGGTAGCACACTTGTAGATGCACATCAAGATCCTTATAATACAACTCGCGTTATACACTATCCAGCTTATACTGGCCCACTCGAAGATAAACAAATGAGAATAGGAGAGCACAGTGATTACGGCACTATTACTTTACTTTGGCAAATTAATGACGTTCCGGGCCTCGAAGTCCAAGATCTCAAAGGATCGTGGCATCCAGTCCCGTATGCAAATGATGGAGTAGTTGTCAACATTGGTGATTTATTGCAACGTTGGACTAATGATTACTTTGTGAGTACAAAACATAGAGTTGTCAATAGTCATATAGATCAGACACGTTATAGTATGCCACATTTTGTAGATCCTACACCAGGTACTATGGTTGAGAATCTTAGAGATGAGCCAAATAAATATGATCCAATCGAAAGCAAAGAATATTTAATGTGGAGATTATCTCAAAGCTATTAAAAAAAATTCATTTTAATGCGTTTTTAGCATGTACAAAGCTATAAAAATAGGGTATAATAGATCCATAATTAAAGAGGAGATAATTATGATATACACTGTTCACCAAATTCGTAAAGATCGTAAGACTGAAAAAGAAGCACTAAACGCTGTAGTTATGGGCGAAGTAGATCCTGTGTTCTTTTTATCATCTTATGAAAAAGTTTGTGTTATTGAAGCTAAAGATCTCGACGAAGTATTCGAGATTGGTAACATTGGTCCAGAGTCAAAGATCGAAAGACTTTGGGGTCGTATGCACTCTATTTCAGTTGGTGACGTAATCATGACAGAAACTCATGAATGTTATGTTGTAAAACCTATAGGTTTCGAACGTCTTGCCATGTCATCACCTAATGGTAGACAGTGGACTGCAGATGAGGTTGCAGCATGAAAATCTATTATTTAGGTGCATGCGCACTTGCATTTCTCGGTGGTATTGTTACTGGGAAATCTGCATTTGGTATAGAAGCAATTGCTGGTACTTATCATGCTTCGTACACTGAACAAAAATGTTTGGCAGATAATATATATTGGGAAGCTCGTAATCAATCGGCGAAAGGAATGATCGGTGTCGCTCTTGTCACTCGTAATCGTGTTAATGATGATCGTTTTCCTCACTCATATTGTGAGGTTATTAAGCAAGGACCTGAAAGACCATCTTGGAAAGACAAAACAATTATGGTCCCACTTCGTCATCGCTGTCAATTTAGTTGGTATTGTGATGGCAAGTCTGACAATATTCCTTTTGTTGACCACGACATTTATGAGTTTGCTCGTTCCCTCGCTTTTAAAATCTATAACGGACATCTTGCAGACTTCACCAATGGCGCTACTCATTATCATGCCGACTACGTAAAGCCAGAATGGGCAGCAACTAAAGAAAAAACAATTGTAATTGATCAACACATATTTTATAGATGGGAAAAATAATGAAAGTAGATTTTAAGTTTAATGAAAATGTGTATATAAACGAGATTGAATCTTATATTAAACAAACTTATAATCAACATTATTCTAAAAAGAAGTTTCAAGCGTCAGAATTTATTTACGATACTGGTCATGGAACTGGTTTTAATATGGGTAATGTTATGAAATATGCTCAAAGATATGGCAATAAAGGTACGAGCGAAGATGCACGTAAAGATTTAATGAAAGTAATTCATTATGCTATTCTACAATTGCATGTGCATGACTCTACCAACGACTGCTAAGTTGTCCTTTAGCAGCAGGTTTACATTTCCAACGTACTGATTTATAACCACGCATATGTCGATGCACAGCTTCAGACATTTCATATGCTCGAGCTTGGCATCTTTCGTAAGTTTCGTATGGACCTCTTTGATCTTCTAATATTTTGCAATATGCCGGATCATTAACAAGACAAGCCATTACGAGTGCGATATACATTATTTTAATTTATGGCAAATTATTTCTTTGCCATTTGTAGTTCTAATTGTTAGAGAAGGTAAGTTAGGATCTACTTCTCTGCACTCTATTGAATGCCAATCATAGTCCTTAACTTGCTCTGCTACTGTATCAAAAAATTCTCTATTATCAAGATGAAATAGTGAAACTACTGCAAAAATTATTATTCCCATTTTTTTTCTACCCAAAACCACGCTAAGCGTTGTTTAATATTTTGACATTTCTTTTCTAATTCTGTTTGTGGTTCTGTTGGAGGCCACACATCATAGATGTATGCTCCATATATTAAAGTGCACAAAAGAGCTATTGTTATGCAAATCATTACGAATGCATACATTACTGCGGATTACCTGTTGCAGCTGTGTACATAACCCATCCAAATGCGGCTAATCCACCTAAAGCAGCAATACCAATAATTGCCATCATTTTTAATGACTCAATAAATTCTGCTTGTTCTCTTTGTTTTTGTCTCTTAGCTTCTAGTGCCGCTTCTTTTGCTTCTTGTATTCGTTTCGCTCTTTCATCTACAATGGATTGCCACGTATCCGGACCGAAGCGCATATTAATCATATTCTTCATCTCTTGCATCTTCTCTTGTGCAAGTTTTGCATCAATCATTTCTTGCGCAACACTTTTAATTCCAAATTGGTCAGCAACTCCCATTTTAGATTTTTTAGATCGTTCAGCTTGAACTTCGTCGTGGCCGCGAAAGAGTCCATCTACAGCACCGGCTATTTCACCGATATCTTTTGCTGTGTCGATATTAGACTTGATAAACTCAACACTTGCCTTTAGCAGTGATATACCTGCAAGCGTTTCTGCAATCATTTTGATTTATCCTTTTATTATTTGTTATGGATAAATGTGATTCGCCTCCGCATATTATGTCTCGCTCCTGTAAGTATTTATAAAAAATTATTCAAATTTGAATTAAACTTGTATAAATATTAAGATTTATCTAAAGGAAAAAATAATGACACAACTCATATCACCCCAAAAATTTACAGACACGGTTGGCCTTTTAAGGTCATTTTTTTTAAGTAAAGGATTTTTAGAAGTCCACACTCAAAATAGACTTAGTATACTTGCTGCGTGTGAAGATCCATTTAATGTAGCTACATACAACTACGCAGGTCAAGTTTGGCCTCTACCGCAAACAGGACAAATGTGGTTAGAACACGAATTACTCTCCAGCCCCGATAGTCCGGGGTTTTTTTGTGTCTCGACCTCATATAGACAAGAACCAAACGCAATACCAGGACGACATGATATTATCTTTCCAATGTTTGAATTTGAAATGCCTGGTGATATTGGCGATCTAAAAAGTATGGAATACGATTTATGCGAACATTTAGGCTTTCGTGGTTTTGGCGACATAGTATCAAAACCATATTCAGAATGGCAAAAATATTATGGATTGAGTCCAGATACTGAGCTAGAGGCAGAACATGAAACCAAAATGTATGAAGATTTTGGTGCCACAATGATAACAGACTTTCCAGAAATGACATCTCCGTTTTGGAATATGTCACGCAATGGAGATGGTACAAGCAGAAAGATTGATGTTATACTCGGTGGCATGGAAACAATAGGTAGTGCAGAACGCAGTACTGATGTTGAACAAATGAGAGATACATTCCATACGATTACTGATGGTGCGTATAGTAACTTATTGTTTGATCTTTTTGGTAAAGATCGAGTAGAAGCAGAACTAGAAGAGTTCTTAAAGTTTGACTTCTTTCCTCGCGTCGGTGGAGGAATAGGCATGACAAGAATGATTGCTGCCCTCGAAAAATACGACGGTCCATACTAACATATTGCTGGGTGGTGAAATCGGTAAACACGCATGACTGTTTCTCATGTGCGGAAACGCTTGTAGGTTCGAGTCCTACCCCAGCAGCCAAATTAATGGTGTACTTATCATGCATTTTGTGGTATAATAATGGTATAAATAGAACAGAAGATGTTGACAGTAGACTGGACCCGGGGGCGGTACCCGGCGCCTCCACCATAAAAACATGAAACATTATATGAATTGGTTTAGAAAACTTTATAAAGAATACGGATTATTTGCAGCGCTAATGTATACACATTTCAATGCAAAACATTACAACCTTGATGGTTCATATAAATAGCATGTTTTTTTGTGGGGGCGAAATAGGATCGACAGATGCATGAGTCTTCAAAAAAGTAAATGCAAACGATAATTTTGCACCTACAGGTTACGCCCTAGCGGCATAATGCTGATGAGCCCGAAGGAGCTTGGAAACAGAATCCTTCAACTTATTCATAAGGAGAAAACATGCCACCTCGTAATCACAGTAATTGGACTAAGAAACCGAAGGTAGAATATATTAGCAGTGAATGCTACAATAATTTTAAGGTTTTTGAAGAAGAACAAAAAGAGATTTTTGCAAAAGTTTGGGTACCTATGTGCCACATCAGCGAGATGTATAACAAAGATGATTTTAGGACTACTCAAATTGCAGGCAAAAGTGTAATTGCATGGAATACTGGTAACGGAGTAGAAGCTGCATACAATTTACAAATGCAATCTCCGGCCGGAAACTTTCATCTTATTGATAAAGGATGTGGCCAACGATTGCATTGTGAAGTAAAACATGGTGGAATGGTTTGGGTAACACTCGATCCTAATCCATCACAAAGTGTAGAAAGCTGGACAGCAGGTGCATTTGATTGCATTGCAGATGCTATTGATACTGAAGAAATGGAAGTATTTCATTATCACAAAGCCGTTATAGATACCAATTATAAACTATGGCATGATACTAATAGTGAGTTCTACCACGACTTTATGCACTATTTTAATCGTGTGTCAGGATTCAACGATGAATACTTTGCCAGAAAAAATATACCATTCGACAATGGCCACGTTAATGTTAGTTCATTTACAGTCAACTACGAAGAGTACGATGGGTTTGAGGATAGAGGCGAGCTTAGTTTCCCTAACCTCCCACCAAATCAATGGTATATGGTTGATTTATTCCCTGGATTTAATTTTAATTTACGCGGTAGCGCTTATAGAAGCGACAGCGTCACACCTCTTGGGCCAAACAAAGTACTTATTGAGTTTAGAGGGTATGGTCTTAAGAAAGATACGCCAGAAGAAAGGCAAACTAGAATAAAACACCATAACTCAATATGGGGACCATTCGGTAGAAATCTACACGAAGATTTAATTGGTGTTGCAGGTCAAGGTACTACTATGAGAGAAGGTACTGAGACTAGAAATATCTTGCATGGTAGACATGAAAATGGTACTATACATGATGAAGTCGGCATGAGACACTATTACACAGCCTGGGGTGACATGTTAGGTGTTGATCCAGCTAATCCACTGAATAAATATGAATTGGCAGCTTAATGGCAGAAGAAAAGAAAAATGGCATTGTGGCTAAAACTGACCACAATGAATTCGAGTTGATGTTAAGATTTTTAGGCAATGAACTTATTGCTATTAGATTAGCAGCAACAAATTTTAATGGTAAATTAATCATGTGGAGTATCGTTCTCATGATATTTACGTTTATGATAATGGAGGTTTTCGGTCTTAGCGCAATGTTAGGATTCGGCGAAGGAGTATAATGAAAACAATTGATGCACTAATTTATTTATGTATAGTAGTTATAGCTATGTGTTCTATATCTGCAATTGCGGGTCCGAACGACTATACTCCACCTCCAGAACAGCCTAAGTGGGTTGAAAAACCAGTGCAATGTGCCTCGCCTCAAGCGGTGTTTGAACGTATTGATAAAGATAATATGTTTCCATTATTTTCTTCTACTGGTAATGCTCGTGTAGAGAATGAAATGTATGCATTACCATATGGATTTTTCTATAATCCAGATACAGGATATTGGTTATTCGTAGAATTCTTTGATCCAGAGACTGCATGCGTAATCGGAGTTGGCCAAGGAGTTGATTTCGACGTAGAAGGTGAAGAGACTCCCGCGCCTTACTAAAAAAAATGATAAGTCATTGTTTTTGTTTGAAAACAAAATGCGTTTTTTGGTGTACAAACGCTCATTTATAGTGTATAATATATCTATAAAATGAAAAAAGCAATAGAGGAGCTTATCATGTTTTTAGAAAACCTTACAAAATTAGAAAAGAATCTTTGGAAAAGCCACGTTGAGTTTGTTGGTGTTGATCACGGTATGGCTGAAATGTATGCCGAAGATCGCAATGACGTTATTGAAGTAAAGTATCGTTACAATAAAGGTCATATGGGTTCTCTTCGTAGCTTCATCGATCGTATGGATACACATCCACGCGAAGGTGTTGTTATGGCTTTTGCTGCTGATCTTGGTGAAGATTGGGTTCTTGAAAACCTAGGTTATGAGGTGCGCTAATGGAAGGCTTTGAGTTTGAAGGTATTTGGATTGAAAATCCTTATTTGTCAGAATGTGGTCGGTTTGAAGTAGATCCAAAAGAATATTATGGAGTCGATGTAGATGAAAAATCCGATAGCTAAGTATTTAATGTGTGCATATGCTTATTATGTTGAAGATGATCCGTTAATCTCTGATGCAGAGTTTGACGAGCTAGCTAAGTTTATCCATAAAAACTGGGATGCCATTGATCATCCGCACAAAGATCTAATTATACCAAACGATCTTTTGGCTGGCACTTATCTTGGAGAATATCCTACAATAATACCTGGCGCGGTAAAGAGTTATAGAAAAAAAATTCACTTTAAATGAAAAAAAGCATGTACAACTGTGAATTTGTATGGTATAATATATAAGTAAAATTGAAAACGGAGAATATATAATGGCACATATGGTAGAAACAATGGCGTACGCAGGTCAAGTTCCATGGCATGGTCTTGGTGTACCAGTTAGTAATGATTTGACACCTTATCAAATGCAAGAAAAAGCTGGTCTTGATTGGAAGGTACGCGAAGTAGAATCATATATTGAATTTGATGGCAGAAAAATGTCAACAGGTCAAAAATCTCTAGTGCGCGAGTCAGATGGTCGCATTCTAACAAACGTTGGTGAAAACTGGAATTCAGTACAAAACGATCAAGCTTTTGAATTCTTTTCAGATTATGTAATGGCTGGTGATATGGAAATGCATACTGCTGGTTCTTTGAAAGATGGTCAAATGGTATGGGCTTTGGCAAAAGTTAAAGACTCATTCGAAATCCTCGGTGGAGATCGTGTTGATTCATACCTGCTTTTTTCAAATCCACATCAATACGGTAAATCAATCGATGTTCGCTTCACACCAATTCGTGTAGTATGTAATAATACATTGACTTTTTCGCTTGAAGCAAAATCAGAAAGAGCTGTTAAAGTAGGTCATCGTACGGTGTTTGATCCGAATGCTGTAAAAGAACAGCTTGGTATTGCAACTGTAAAAATGCAAACATACAGCCAAGTTGCTAAGTTTTTGGCAAGTAAGCGTTTTACTCAAGATTCTTATATCGAGTATTTAAATACAGTTTTCCCACGTACAGCTGATAAGCGTGTACAAGGTAAAGGACTCTCGGTTGATACACTATCACGTAATGCAAAGCTTGCGCATGATGTACTAGAAACACAGCCAGGTGCTGAGTATGGTGAAGGTTCTTGGTGGCAAGCATTCAACTCAGTCACATTCATTACAGATCATGTACAAGGTCGTAATGCCGACAACCGCCTGTATTCATCTTGGTTCGGTGGTAATCAACTCCGCAAAAAGAACGCATTAGAGTCTGCACTTGAGTTTGCAGACGCAGCCTAATGTATCGAGTAAAAGGCTACTTTAAGCATCATATTGTTGTCAGATATTTTATTGACCAATATGATGCTATAGAGTTTAAAGATATTATGGATGCTCACTATCCATTAAAAGTAACATATGAAAAAGGAGTTTATCCAGTGAGAACATTTATAGTGAATGGTTGGAATAATGTAATGGATGATAAACGAAATCCGTTAAGTAATATTCCAGATCTTCAAGTGCGACATTTAG